GTTCGTTGTCGTCTAGTCTGATCTTGCTCATTGGATTGCTCCCCGGCTGGAATGCAATGCTTCGTACACCCATGCAGCCTGTGCTCGGGCATGTATTCAGCCGGCAGAGGCTTCAACTCTAAACTAACTGCATCCAGGTAGAGATGAAGCCCCTGCCTGTAGCTGCTACTGTTCTGTTGTTTGCTCATCTAGTAGCTCCGATTTGAGAAGCTCTATCCTCTGCTTCACGAGTGCATTCCGCTCAGCCTGCTTCTCCCCCAGTTCCTTCTGTAGCTTCTGGGTGTGAACCCGCTGCGCTTCAATCTTCCTATCCAATGCACTGATCTCTGATCGTAGCTTCTGTTCCTCAGTGGGTTCCTTCTTCTCCCTCGGTTTCCTCGCCGTAGCTGTCATTGTGTAGCCTCCCTTTCGGTCAAATCTTGCAAGTGTATCGATAGAACTTGCTGCTCTCGGTCAGCGTGAAATACTCATCGTCATTGAGGGCCAACAGCTTTTGTAGCTCATTGATCTCGGCTATCCGACAATCAGGTTTTGGCTTTGTTGGAATTGCTGGTAGAGATACAGTCCCTTGGCCCTTATAATGGCCATCTACCTTCAACGTCCCTGCCTTGGCCTTCTTGACCAACTGCTCACAGGCATCTATGAGTTTCGACTGATGAGCAGGCAGAGCCTTCTCGAATTGAGCAAGGGCTTTCTCATGTTCCTGCTTCAGTTGCTCCTGTTCTCTCTTGAGAGCAGCTACCAATAAAGACCGTTTTACCTTGAATGTCATTCTACAACCTCCTGTTGTAATCTCAGCTTCTTCGCCCGCCATCGCTCGCTGTCCCCAACGAGCAGTTCCATAGTGCAATTACAATTACATCTTCCAGTGAATGAAATTGTGCAATCGTTATCGTGGGATACTACTAAGAGGGTTGGATAGTCTCGATCAAACATAAAGTTCTCACTCGCCCTTTAGGATGCGACTTTGTAATAGGTTTAACTGCGCCTTGACATACTCATCATCTATCTCAGCGCTGTCCCGAACTTCGCCGATGACCACAACTACCACATGCTTGCCGGGATTGGCCTTGAAGCTCTGTGAGATAATTCCCGGCTGGCCTTTGGGTAGTTTTTGGCCGTAAGCCGTCCAACTACGCAATCGAAAGTAGTCACCAATCATTATCTTTCTCCTCGATGAAAGGGAGTAGCAGCTTCATTCGCAGCACGAGCCGGCCACCAGCCTACGACAGCCAGCGCTTGTTACACCTCGCTGAAGCTGCCGCATAAGTTCCTAAAAGAGCCCCGGCCTGATGGCCCTTGGGTAAATTGCACTGGCTACCACCAGGCCGAGGCATCGTAAGCAAGCCAACCTCCTGCTGCTATCTGCAAGAGGCAGGCGTTGCTTAGATGGCAATGAACTTCTTGATTGTCGCCTGAGCGACTACATCTCCAGTTCCCGGCACACTGACCACAGGACTGAACCCCCCATTACCGTCGCTGGGGAAGTTCTTCATTCCAACCTTCACATCCTTGTACTTGCCGTCTGGCCCTTTGACTTGAGCCTTCCACTCAGTCTCAATGTTGACCTCTCGGCCTTGTTCAAGTGCCACCTCGAACAGCTTCACGAGATCCTTGTGGCCTCGACACTGGCCCACCTCGGCCTCCAGCCCCATCTTTGACAGGATCGTGCTGATCCGACTGGCACCATTGAAGCGAATCATGGTCGAGCACATATCAAACACAAGCTGGCCGTCCTGGGGAGTCCCCGGTGCCTGAATCACAAACTGCACATTGGGCTTTGGCCACATTGACGTGGGCTTGCCGTCCTTGAACTTGCCCATCCATTGATGTCCTTGCCCGAAACGTGGTTTAGCTCGGTAAATACCATCCGGCACTGGCGGTGGCTGCTCCGTAGAGTCCGCCGCAGCGTCGAATTGAACCTCATCTTCTTCGAGGTCCAGTGAGTTGATATCAACAGATTTCACTTCGTCGGTCATACGTTCTTGCTCTCCTTTGCAAAGGTTTTACTACTTATCAGAATGGAATCCCATCATCCTCAACCGGCTTAGCAGGGGTTGGTACTGAACTGGGGAAATAATCCAGAATCCCGCCAAAGAAAACGTGCTCAAGATCAGTACGGATTTCTCTCAGCCGGACAACCTTTTTCTTTAAGTCTCGTATTGTGGAGTCACTTCTATCAGGATTAAATCCCGGTGCTTCCTGTTCTTGGTCCAGTTGCCTCAGAGCCAGACTGATCTGTTCGGATAATCCATCCAGAATATCTTGTTCATCATTTATCATTTCGTGTTACCCCCCTTCCGTAAGCGTTCCTCAATCTCCAACAGCCAATCCAGCCCCCCGGTCAAGCTCGGCTCGAAGTAACCATTCTTGAACTTCTCGTCGGCTCTCAGCTCAGCCAGCCTTGCTGCTGGAACCCTGATCTTCGCGGGGTAGACAATCTGCGTAGCCGGATCGGGATGATTAGTGAAGTAAGCCCTGATCTCGGTTTTCAAGACCTTCGCCTTGGTCTTCACATCTATAACTGGTTTTCCATCCTTGCCTGTTTCCTCAACCGTTATGATGTCGTGATGCAGACAATCTCCGAACCACTGAGGAGCCTTGCTGACGGCCTTCTTGCCCGCAATCGCCGGCCCATAGATTGGCACTCTCTGGTCGTCCTCTCCCTTGGCTTCCATCGCGGTCCAGGCTACATACTGAACCGGCAACTGAGAGAAGCTGGTTACAAACTCATAGAGAACGTCTTGGATGAAACCATAGTAGCTCTGGTTAGAGCCATAGAAGGTTTCAGTACCCTCGGCGTAGCTGTAATTTGGGCTCTCCCCCAACTTCGATCCCCTACTACGCAGCGATCTCATAACTGCATCGCCAACGCTGGTCAGCCCTTCAATAGCATAAGCCCCGATCTTCTCTCGCTGTTCTGCTGAAGTAGGCTTCATAACCAGCTTCCCGTTCTCGACAACCGGCCACTCGAACCGGCTGAGTTTTCTCATCGTCGCCGTTGGGTCGTTCAGGCTGCCTACATGCCATGCTTCAATGATCCCATCGTCAATGCAGTCCTGAATCGGGTCCCAGCCGCCGCCATCGGCGCTCACTAAGCGGGTTATCTTGCCGGTTGTCCTGTGAACGTGGCGAGCTAGCCAACCAAGGCTCGTGGTTTTGGCTGAGCCCGAGCCGCCGTAGATGATGAGGGTTGAAGCTCTGTTAGACATCTTCTTCCTTTTCGGGGTTCTGCAAAGCCTCGATCAAGGCTTCTCGAACATCGGCAGTTAGAAAAACCGTGATCTCGCTACCCATTTCTTCCGTAAGCCTCAAGGTAGTAGGCCACTCTTTATAGTCTTCGGCCTTTGCCTGAATGCGCTCTGGAAAAATGCTACCTGTCATCTGTAGTAACCTCCATCTCAACCTCATCTCTCAGCCGATACAGCCCAGAACCAACCGGATCATCGGCTATCGCCGATGGCCCCCAACAGATGTCCTGCATTGCACATTTGTAAGGGTAGTCACACCGATTTCGGTGTTGTCTGAAGTGGATATTCAGCAGAGATCGAACCCCGGCTTCATCATTGTTAGCCTTAGCCAATTTCACCAGTTCTACTCCAAGCTGAGCTGTTTCTTCTTGAGCCTTGACCTGCTCTAGCCAATCCTCAACCTCAACATCATTCCTGAAATAAGGAACAGGATTGATAACTACAGTCGGCAATGGCAGGCTTGGCTGGACCTCCCCGGCGAGCAGCTTTGCAACCCATTCTTTAATCGTCATCTGCTCCCAGATATTGACCTGCTGCCAGCTATCATTCAGCCGATGATTAGCATTGCCCTCACACATGATCGGCTTACCACCTTTAGTAGTCCCTTTCTGGTGCGGAAGCTCACATTTGTACCAGTAGCTATGAGCATATTCCTTCTCGCCGAGTAACCCGGCGTCGATAGCCCAAGGGTGAAGCAAACCATTCTTGATCTGGTAGACATTCAGCTTTTCGTTTAGTTCTCGCCGGCCTTTGATGAGGTAGGTCATCTGGGTTCCATCAACCCTCGGGGCTACTTGCCCTGTTGGCAGTAACCCTCCAGCCCTTTCAGGATCATCAGCTACCCGTCTCAGCCTATACTCAATACAAACCATCTCACTGATCCCCTGAACGTCATGCCTGTTAGCGTTTTCCTGCCTCTTGTCCCAGCCGTTGGCTGTCTTCAGGCTCCAGACGTAGAGCGATCCGTCGCTGCGTTTGCGAAGCAACGCGTCTGCGCGGGAGCGTAGGGTGATGCCGCCGATGCTGGCGCTCCCACCACAACTCTCACACTCGATCTGCTTGTCGCTCAGCTCGGGGTTATAGACCCAGCCAGTATTGCTGCACTCAGTGCAGGGCGTACCCGCCGTCAGCGGTAGCAAGTCCCACCGCTCCACCTCCAGCACCTCATACGTCGCAACCAGCCAAGGCAACCCATCAGGATGCTCGGCCCACATTCTCAGGATCAGCTCGATCAACGCGCAGTGCTCGTCCTGAATCCACTGCATCGACTCGTTGATAGTCACATCTACTTCATGTGTTTCATAGGCTTGTTTGAATTCTGATAGAGCAGCAGCTACAGCAATGTCAATCGTAGCCATCCCAACCTCAAGCTGCTCCAACCCCGCATACATAAAGTCATCCTGTAACTCAAGGACTTCTTGCACCGACAAACCAAGCTGATCTATCTTCAACAGAACCTCAACCCCCTTATGCACCGCTGAACCTGTAGCCAACGGTAAGCTGAGCCGTATGGTTTCCAAGCCTCTGCCCTCGAAATCCTTTTCGAGAAAGCGAAGCCTCGGGCATTTCTGCTGGCTTTCGATTCGGCTTCTCGATGTAAGATAAGCTGCTGTCATTTCTTGTCTCCTTTGACTCCCCGGATAACCCATTTATAAAGGCATTCCCAATTACAGAAGTGAAACCAACCATCAGGGCACTCAACAGCAAATCGCTCCCCAATGCCTTGCTTGAGAACCTTCTCACAATTATCACACTTCGTTATGGTGCTCATTTCACCGGCTCCTCATGCCCACACTTCCTGCACCAGCGCAGCGGCTTACCATTGTTCTTTTTGACAAGGGTATTAGACGAATTACACTTGACGCAGCGTAGTTGATCTGATGTTTGTTTCTTTCTCATAACGAGCCAAGACTACACGCACGCATACACACTTGTCAACCATAAAATCTTGGGGGGCTGCTTCAAAGATAACTACCGTTCTGCTACCGTCGATTCAGGAACTCCAGTTCGTATCATTGGAATATGCCCATCCGACACTGCACCAATCTTCGCTTCGATCCACATAGACAGCTTGGCTCCTGATAAACTACCTAGAACTGTGCCTATCGTGTAGGGCACAAACAGAAGCCAGTTCATCTCACCCAACACAAGCTGCCGAAAGGTCAGAAACCAGATTCCGTTACTGAAGACGGAAGCAATCATGTGGTAGGTAAAGCTGCTCCGGTTTCTGGACCTCGATACGATGCTGAATGAGATGTTCTGAGCAAAGGCCAGTAGTAGAATGATAAGCACCTGCTTCATGATCTATCCTTTCTTGGCCAGATGATGACCTTTATGTCTATAGACACAGCGTACCTCTATCATGTGCTCTGTCATGATCTCCTGAACTAAATTTAACTTTAGTTCAGGCTGAACCCCAGCAAGCCAGCCCATGAATGCTACTGGGTCTTTAATCGGTTCTTCCCTGAGCTTCTTCATTTCAGCCATTCGCTTCTTGGCCAAATAGCGCTCGATCCTGGCCCTCGCCCCATGCGCCGGCTCACAGTAGAGCTGGCTCGGTAGACGGGGCTGGAAGCTCTTGGAGCAGCTTTTCAGGAGACAGACCCTCTGGCCCGACTCGGCCCCGGCTTGGAGGCTGGAAGGGCTAGAAGAACCGTTATAACGGTCTGTTACTCCAGTTTCCATACCCTTAGCCCCTTTACTCCGTCCTGATCCTCTCGCCTGATGGCCAGCTTTATGCCGATAGCACGACCGCAAGAATGCAAAGAAGTCCTACGATGTAGGGTGAATCGAATCCAGAAGCTCTCCCCGATTTTCATGGCCCGCAAAGTGTTTGACATCCCGGCCAGTTCACCCAGACGCCGAGGAGTAATTGGAATCCCACGTTCTATCTCAAGTTCCATAGGTTCTCCTATGTTTGCTAACCTATCATTATGTGGGAAACAATGTCAACACCAAATCTCGGTCTACTTCCACACACCCACTCCTAAGAGTGGGGTGTTGGGTGGTAGTGGCTTAGACGAACTACCAAAAAACACGTTGGTACTGTTTGGTAGTGATGGTAGTCAATCCTTGTAATCCTTTATATCCACAACTTTAGCCCCTGGCCTGCTTCTTGGTAATCGCTCGTTAAGCATGGTTTTGCCAAAGTCAGTTATGTGGTATGGATCGCCTTTTTGGGCTTGGTACAAGTGGGAGTCGCTCTTTAGCTTGCTCAAAATCCTGAAAAGGCTAGTGCTTGGAATGTTTAGCGCCTCGCTAATCTGTTTTGCCGTCGCTCCGTAGGGATCGAAGACTGGTAGGCTCAAAAACTCCAAAATCCGTAGCCCGTTCTTGGTCAGCTCCGAGGACTCAGGCACGACTTCAGCAGGCAGCATCACTCCCGATTCCAGAACCGGCAAGAACCTGTATAGCTCTGTCTCCCAAGGCTGGCCGTCCTTCGCCTTTGAGCACATTACGCGAATGATTCCATCCGCCTCCGTCATCTCGATCATCGCATCGGCGGCGCCACGCATCGCGCTACTGCCTCTTTCGCCCCTCTCAGCCTTGTTACTGTGGTGAACCAACGTTACCCCACAATCCAAACCTCTCTGCATCTTGGCGCAGTTCTGTATAGCCATTCCGGTATCTTTGGCCGCGTTCTCATCTCCCCCAACAAGGCATCGAGCGTAGGTATCGAAAACAACCAGAGCAACCCCCGGCAAGTCTGTCTTAATCTGCTTTATAAAATCATCAGGGGTTTCTCTGAGGTTTATCTCATGCAAGATGAAGTGAAGGTTATCTGCGGATCTTTGCCAATAGTCACACCAGGCTTGAATCCTGATGTTCAGCCCGCTAACGCCCTCGGCAGCAACGTAGAGAACCGGCTCCGTCTGTGCGATCGACAAGGCTTGATGAAGCATGTAGAAACTCTTGAAGCAACCGCTAGGGCCGAACAGGACGTTTAAGCCTTTGGCTACTAGGTGAGTATCAGCTAGATGTTTGACTGATGGATAGTTGGCGAGTTCAGGTGCAGAGACAAGGCGCAGTCGTTGAGCCACGATAGTACCTCAGCAAGAACGTAATTCCATTCTCATTGAGGCCGGTTGAATGATGGGCCAGGAACTCAAAGTTCCGTCGAACCTGCCCCTGGCCCTACGTTCTCAATGAGGCTGGTCTTGTTGATAATACTACCAACCACGTCAAGGCTCAACAACTATCAGTTGAGAGGGAGCAAGAAAAGTGAAAGGTATGGCTGGAATCTGGATAGTTACTTTCCAACTAGCTCCAACTCCTCTTGATATGCTCAGGCAGGCTCAGCTTCCTCCTCATAAATCCCCACTTGTTTCTCTCCCATATCACCCCGTCACAGCTCGGGCGAATCAATCTCTGTAGTAGTCGTTTCAGCATTTCTAGCCCTCCTGCATCTTAGATAGAAGTTCTCCTGTATCCATTAGCAAATCACATAGATGCAATAGCTCTATAGTCGCATCCTGAGTCAAAAGCATCATAACTGGAAGCAAGGTCTGGCACTCACCGCAAAATTTCTGAAGCACAAGAAAAGGCTCCCCATCGATCATTTGGAGAGTGATTTTCCCATTGCCATCACAAATCTCTATGGGGTCAAACAAAGCCACCGGGGCATCCAGTACAACCGGACCCCTTGCAGTTATCTTACAAACTCTGTGCTTCCCGTGTTGATCTTCCATCACATCTCCTACGCAGGCGTCTTCCCACCCGCCAACTGAATAACCTTCCGGCCCGCCCACGATCCGACGAACCGGCCCGCAACCGTTACAACGACTCCATCATTGTAAACCGTCAACGTGGCATTCGCTTTCAACGCCAAGTCGAAAACCTTATCTAGCAGCAGCTTGATCTCTTGCTCAGGATTCATAAGTCAACTGCCTCTTGGCCTTCTTCGAGCCCATGTTCATCACCACATTCAGCATGAGCAGCGCATCGCTCGCCTGTCTCTGGATCAATGAACCAGTATAAGGTTCTATCGTCAGCAACATTACAACAACAACAGATCATTGCACCGTCAGCCTTTCGATTCTCCCGCTCCATCTAACCCTTACCACCTTACAGCCGTGCTTCCCCAGCTCAACCTTGAACTGCTCCAAGGTCAACCACTCAGGAAAGCATAGCTCCTGGTTACAGGTTAGACAGTAGAGCCAAATCATTGATTGCCTTTTGATCTAGCCCAATCCAGCCGCCTTTGCTCATCTCGTTCCTCTGTTTCTACCCGATCAACTGTGCCTCCGCAGAACAAGTCTGCACAGTAGTATCGTTGCCATCGAGGATCAATGTAAACATCGGCCCCGTCACAAATCTGGCCACAGGCCCGACAACGCCATTTACCAGTTGGTCTATCCATTATGCTCTCCTGCTTATCCACCATCTTCCCTCTCGATCCTGCCTCACGTTCAACCGCTTCTCACCTGCAAGCCTCTGAACCGTCCGGCTCATCGCGGTTCTCTCATGAACCCTGATTCTGGGCAACCTCGAAAGGCATTGCATAACGGTTGTCTCTGCTACATCAGTCGTCGGTTGCTGCTGTTGCTGTTCCATAAGTTTGTCCCTCTCGTTGTAGTAAGCTGAGTAAGCCTCTCCAAATCCAATGAGATAACCAAAAGCATTTCGCGGCCGATCATCCCCTTCCAGCGGTTGCCTTGGTAGAATGAAATGTTGATTGCCTTTTATCATAATCGTGTACTCATTGCTTCCATGTCTCCCCTTCCCATGCATGTTGAAGCGGGCTGATACGCTCAACCCGCTAGAAGCGAAAGGGTCACAAGGGACGCTGTTTGAGCTGGGCGCGCACGGCGTACTGCGTGCGCTCACTTAGCCGGCTGACGATGCGCTCGACCACCGTTTGAGTCTCGCTGCTACGGATTGCCGAAGCGAGACTGGTAAGTGCTTCGTGGTCTGCGTGTGCGGCGGCGCGGATCGCAGCGGCCAAATCAGTAGCGGCACGCGCCGGACGATCGTCAGCGTAGAGTACGATTGCGCGGCGGACTATCTCCGTAGGGTCAGTGAAGCCGTCTGCTTTTGCCCGCTCGCACAGCTCGAAAATGTAGGCTTCTTGGCGGTCGCCGTTTGAGCCGCCCCACCCGTCAACCCGCGCCTCGCAGTTGGACGACGCGGAAACCCTGAGCCCAAGCGCGGCCCACATCTTGTAGGGCACGCGAAGTCCGTAGAAGGTGCCCATCGAAGGATCAGTCTCGGTTGTTGTTGTTGTTGTCATTTTTAATTCTCCTAGTCAGTTAGTCTGTGCCGCGTCGATCTCGGCTACGACTGGCAGGGATTAACGTTTCCCCAAACGTTGTACTCACGAGGGGACCGCCAGCCCATCCAGGACTCTCCCACGAATGGGCCAGCGGCTTTGCCGCGCCGCGGAGGGTTAGTAGGCGGCGGCGGTCAACTCAATTCCTAGCGTAATCCGGCGGCTTTAACGGCTTCCCATGCTGCTTGCGCTTCCGGCGTCACTCGATGACTGAACCCATCATCGCTGATGGTTTGCGCCTTGAAAAAATTCCAATCAGCCGCATCTACCCACTTGGGCAAAGCCTCCAACGCTTGTTGTTGGTTATCAAACGTGGGACAGAGCTTGAACCCTGTAGGAATGTGCGTGATGTTCCGTCGCCGGGATGAAGGTTTGTCATCTGTGGGCGTTACCGCCAACAAGCCCAAGCACTTTCCGGGAACTGTTCTAATTGTATCTCCCTTAGCGTTAGTCAAAACTACCTGCATCTTGTATAGCTTCATCTCTCTCCCCTCCACGTTACCAACCCAACCGCAATAATCAACAAAGCCGCTGCTATCGCAGCCTTGATGACCAGGTTTGCAATTTCAGGATCGATTATAGCTTCAACCCCCTACATCCAACATTGCTGAAGGGCATACCCACCGTCGTTATCCCAGCCGGAAGGATCGCCGTTGCGCCCACGGAATTTACAGGCATGTACGTGATGGCCCACAGAGCCGACAACTCTAACCGCTTTGGCATGTTCCGGGCTCGTAGGCCGCTGATCGCACTCGCTGCACTTTTCACCGAACCCGTTGGGGAATAGCACGCGGCCAAGGTTATAAACAACCTCGAACCCTATGTCCATTCCGCATCCTTGCACCTTAATTGACCCGCGCTTATCGTCAAAGCTGAAGTCAATCGCCGTGGCGACACGTCGCGCAATCCATTGAGGCTGGTTATCACGAATCAGGTGAACGTTGATGCTTCGCATCATCCCCGAGCGGCTAACGTGCTTCAGTGTCGTATAAACTACATCGCCGGGCCGGAGTTGTTCTTTTAGGGCGTCAACTGCTTGCTGTCTCTCGATGCTTTTTGCTTTTGTCATCGGACTAGCTCCTATCTAAGAATATGTGCCGCGTCGATCTCGGCTACGACTCAATAACCTGATGAAATAACCCGCGTTGTTCACGCTGTCGCGGCCCAGCGGGAGGGTTAGTCCCTCCGATCCCAGCTACAACGCCAAGCATTGTTGCAGCTTGTAAACCTGTTCAGTCTCATGCGCCCGTTGAGCCTTCGCCGCCGACTTCGCCTCTTTGACTACATAATCCGATCCAAAGAAACCCCAACAGCTATCAACGTGTTCGCCGTCCTCGCCCTCGATGACGTAACCGTAAACGTCGCCCCTCAAATACTGGTCATACTCCTCAACCTCACCGTCGATCTGCTTCTCTGCCCACTGCTGCGCGGTCCCTGCAAAATCAGCCGTCTTATAGTCAGCGGTGCCGCAAAGCTCGACCATTCTCTGCTTGGTGATGTAAGCAAAACCGACCGTCCCACTATCCCAGCCCGCACTATCGCTCCAATGACTGCCGCCTCCAGTCCACATATGCAGCCCGCTATGATCCAGCAAGCCCAGCGGCACAAGGCAAACAGCTCCCTCTTTCATTCTCAGATACCGCTCCAACAACTCGAATCCTCCACGTCTCACTGCTTCAAGCTCCGTCTCCGTCGCTGTGCGGTCGCCCAGCTCATAGCGTCTATGTTCACACACCATGACACAGAGGTTATCGTTCTCTCTGGGATTCATCGGATCTTCATCCTGATAAATCTTGATCTTGTAACCGTCCTGCTTGAATGTCTCTATTGCATGTTCCATTGTTCTAACCCTCCAACCCTCAAAATCTGCCGCTACCCTACCACATTCTCACCGCCTCGCAGCGTCGAAGACGCGAGAAAGGGAACTACTGTTTCGCATTCTGATTCAGCACTCTCAGAATGTCATCCTTGCTGTCAATGATCCCGTTCAACCGGAATCGAAACTCCGCAAGGTCTGAGTAGTCCACCCAAACGCGGTCGGTGTAATTCTCGGGCGTAATGCCTCCGATGATTCGCCCACCGACCTCCACAATGTCAAACACCCAGTTACCATGCTGGCCGTAGATCCCGTCATCGGAATCTCCCGAATCCCACAGCGACAAGCTCACATCGATGCTATCATCGCTTTGGCTATCGCCAATGGTGAACCTAACCCCGTAGTCGTCGCCGTTATCAACCCAGACCTCAGAGCCAAACAGCTCTGCAAGCTCTTTCATAAACTCCTCTATCTTAGGCTGAAACTCGCCCCAGACTCTTTCGTATCCGGTCCAATCTGTTGACATAATCTAACCCTCCATTCCCCTCAAATCTACAAGCAAGCCAAGCGGCAACCTTTGAGGCTGCAATCCACGTTTCAGCTTGGCAATCCCTTGTCCACTTTCAGCCATGACCATTGCGCTCTAACTACGCTCCCCTTTACTCGTTTCAGCAATGCTCTAGCCTCTATTGTATCTGGAATGATTGCGTGTTGAGCTTTACTGCCCAGAGAAGCAGACCCCACGCCCCTGATTGGAATTCCCGCAGCCTCAAAAGCTCTATATTGCCTTTGCATCAGCTTATGTGAGCCTCCAACCCGTACTAACAACCTGTCTTGGTCTTCCCAGTCCTCCATTTGACCCTCCCTTTCGCGCTAGAAAACCCTTTGCCTTACTTCACCCGATGCATCCAACACCTGGCTTCAACCGCCGAATCGGTCCCGTCGCCGTTGCTGACCCGCCGCTTGCACTGCCCACCGGCTTTGGTCGGCGCTCCACACTCATGCGATCCTTTTGCCACTGTATTCCGCTTCGCCTTCTGCTCCACAGAGGCTTGCTGTGCATCGGCGCTAGCCACAGTCGCTTGCTGCTTACAGGCTGCCCCAAAGCCCAGCATCACTGCCACTGCTAAACCTGCAATGATCCGTTTCATATCTCAACCCTCCATTGTTTGAAAGCGCCCTTGCCAAGCGATCCCGGCTTGCGCTAGAATCGCGCCGTTATGTCTGCAAACGTGTCCCGCGTCCGCTCCTCATCCAGTCGTGGCCGAATGAAGCTGGCCGCTACAGAGTACAGTCTAGTTCGCACCAAAAGCCTAATAGACTTGCTTGTATCGCTCGACGCCGTTCTAACCGTGACCGATGCGGCCCGTTTACTTGGCATCCAGCGTGGCTCAGTCTGTAAGATGATCGAACGCGGAACTCTGTACTCGCTAACCATTGGCTCTCACCTCTACGTGCTTCGATCCGAGGTTATTCAACGTCTCAAGCCTTAGCTTTGTGCCGCTCTCTATGATGTGGCCTGCATAACCATTCCACCTTAAGCGGCTGGTTATAGTCCTCGTGATGCGCCTCTACCTTGCGGTGGCCGCACTTGATGCAAGGTTGGCGGATTAGCCTGCCAGACCTCAGAGCTAGAGCAACGGCTACGTGCGCTTTGTGTTGGCGTTTGCGCTGGAAAGCTCGTAATCCAGCACTAGACACTAAGCGATTGCCTGTTGGTGCATGGACTGTGAAAGCAATATCCCCTTGTCTCAACAACTGGTCTACCCGACCCCGAGATAGTCCCAACAGCGTTGCAACTTGGCTAATACGATATTGCATAGTGCTGGACTATACACGAGTACAGGACATCCGTCCAGAAGACGTTCTACAGGAGCGCAGAATCGGCTCTGAGAGCCGGTTTCAGCCGCTCTGCAATGTAGGCTACCATAGCTAGAGGCTGCCGCCACGATGTTGTCGCCGTTATCAACGCTCCAAGAGGTTGTTGCTGTTGTCATCCTTCAACAGCAGCAGCCTCGGCCGCCAACGCTGCAAGCAGCGATGCGGCCACAGCGTATGCAGCGTTACACCGCGCCGGGCCAGCTCCAGCCCAGGCCAGCCCAGGCTGTCCGCCGTTAGGTTGACCTGTCGCCGCTAGCCGAGGTTGTCCTGCGGACCCCCAGGGGGTAGGCCAGCGTGCGAGCCTGATCTCAAACTTGCATTTTTTTTCTTCCTTTTCCGCTGCCTGTGCTGTAGCCGGTAATGGTAGTCTGGGTTACACTCGATTTAGCTGGACAGCTTCGCCGGTTGGAGCTCCATTAGCAGGGCCGCTCAGTCAACTTGGTTCAACAGGCCTCGGGGTTGCCGCTCCGGGGCCTTCTGCTTTTGGGGACGAAACTCCAGTTGCTTTTCTGGCCCATGGCCCTTGAACTACTGAAGCAGCAGTGAGACTATCTATCACATGAAAGCTGAGGACATAGGATTTTTCCTCGATGACGAGGGCGGGAATGATGCTGAATTAGTGGCTGACTTGGTAGCTTTCATCTTATGGATTTTGGTTGTTGTGGCTCTGTTGCTGGTTTTGGAGGGCAACCGAGATTTGCTGGGAAGGGTTCTGGGGTAGCAGGTGTGAGAAGGTGCTGCTTATGCCGGTTGAAAAGGATGACCTGGTTTAACTATGAAGGTTCTTGTTGCATGTGAGTTCAGTGGGGTTGTGAGGGATGCTTTTCGGGCGCTTGGGCACGATGCTTGGTCATGTGACTTGTTGCCCTCGGATCGACTCGGGCCTCATATTCAAGGCGATGTTCTACTACATCTAGATGGGAATTGGGATCTAATGATCGCTCATCCACCCTGTACTTACTTAGCCAGTAGTGGGCTTCATTGGAACGGGAGAATCCCCGGCAGAGAGCAGCAAACTCATGAGGCAATGCTATTTGTGTTGAATCTAATGGGTGATGGGTTTGTTGATAATCCCGTTCCTCGAATAGCTCTAGAGAATCCTATTGGGAGAATCTCAACTGCCTTTCGTAAGCCTAATCAGATTATCCAGCCGTGGCAGTTCGGGCATCCTGAAAGTAAGGCGACTTGTTTGTGGTTAAAGGGGTTGCCCTTGCTTCGGGCAACGAAGGTGTTGGAGCCCCGGAACGGGGATCATAAAAGGGGATGGGATAACCAAACCCCCAGCGGGCAAAATCGGTTGGGGCCATCTGATGATAGATGGAAGCTGAGGTCTACTACCTATGAAGGGATCGCAAAAGCGATGGCTGAGCAGTGGGGAAGCCTGTTATGAAGACCATCATTCTAGTCTTGCTCATCATCTCTCTCGTGGTCATAGTCGTAGGCGGCTGGTTTCTCTGGCTGCTGGGTCAAGCGCCGGATGACGGGATGGGAGATAGATATTGGAGGTAGATATGACCACTGACTACATCAAAACTATCCCCTGCGAGTTGCAATCAGGCCACAAGTGGAACCCCCCGCTTGCCGGGGAAGACGTGCTGGGGAACCCTATTCTGCTGGTTACTTGCCGGAATTGTGGAAAGGTCCGGTCGATGAGTGAGGAGCTGGTTAAGCATGAGTGATTCGATCAACCACCCAAGTCATTACACCAGAGGCCCGGTCGAAGTTATCGACATCATTGAGGGCTTCGGGCTGGGTTTTCACCTCGGCAACGTGGTCAAGTATGTTCTACGAACTGATCACAAAGGAGATGGACTGGAAGACCTGAAGAAAGCTCGATGGTACTTGGATCGAGAAATAACCAACAGGGAGGCTGTTAAGAATGGAATCGATTAAAGTGCTTGACATGGGTTATGTTAAACACATTGAATCATGGGGGCATGGTGATCCCAACAGTCATCCTTTTGACCCGGATGATCCAGATCATGAATGTGGAATAATAGAAGCTGCCCGACAGTCTACTCAGGGCTCATTTCGTGGCTGGGATCAGGACGAGCGACTGCTGAAATTCATGTACTCTCATCATCATTCCACTCCCTTCGAGTTTGCCGGAATGGTGATTGAGGTTCAGGCTCCGATCTTTGTCTTTCGTGAGTGGCATCGGCATAGAACTCAGAGCTACAATGAGATGAGCGCAAGGTATGCGCCTCTGCCGGACATCAACTATCTACCTACTCAAGAGCGATGCCTCACCATCCAGAAGGGTAATAAGCAAGCAGAGGGAATGGCCGAGCTAACAGGCGATGCGGCCATGAAGTGGTTAGCCTCAGTTGAGGTCTTGTATGCTGCTTCACAACAGACTTATCTGGATGGACTACGCTTAGGGGTGCCTAAAGAGTTGGCTCGGATAGTGCTGCCTGTAGGGAGATATTCTCGAATGAGGGCTTCCGCTAACCTAAGAAACTGGCTTGCTTTTCTCACATTGCGAATGCACCCGGACGCTCAGTGGGAGATCCGGCAGTTTGCCAATGCGGTGGGCAAGATCATTGCTGCTGAGTTTCCTAGAACATGGTCATTGTTTTCTGTTGATCTTTCAAGCTAGAAAGCGTAGGATAACCCCCGTCAGAAAGTTGTAGAACTTTAACTTGTTGGAGGATAACCAGATGCCCTTTACACCCGAGCAGATTGATGACATTTTCACTTATCATCCGCCTACTGCGGATCAACCCGCAAAGTACGATGCAATACGATCAGCCGCAAGAGAATTCGCTAAGACTCTTGTAGCCAATACTCCTTCTTGCGCCGACCAGTCGGCAGCAATGCGATTGCTGCGAGAATGTGTGATGACCGCGAATGCAGCCGTCGCCACAGGAGGTAAATACTGATGCCAAAGCTACCCGATGATTTCCCTCATCTCTCAACCCTCAATGCAGCCGGAATCAACACCGAGCTTCAGCTTGCAAAGTACAGCGAGGACTACACCAAGATACCCGGTATCGGGCCTTCCGGTGCCAAGGACATCGAAGCTGCCGTTGCTGCTGCGTCAGCCAGCGAAGACACCACGAAGACCCAGCCACTCGCTAAAGCTGCGGCAGCTACTGCTGACGGAGGCGTTGCCGTCAAGTTCAGGCTCGACCGAGACACCGTTCTCAACGGCAGGGCCTTCGCCATCAATCCTGAGACTCAGGTTGCGGCCAAGGTTGTCGTGAGCGGCGGTGTCTTCTACGGCGTGGGCTGCAAGGACGAAGCCGGGGGCTACCAGCTTGCCGAAGCTGCAAAAGGCTAGGCTCGTCCCGCTCAACACAATGATCTACCAGTCGCAGCAGGACTGGCTTTCAGCACAAGCCGTTGATGCGGTGAAGCAGGCGGCGGTTGTTCGTGCTGCGTTGCAGCTCTATAGAGAGCATGTAGAAAGGATTGAAAATGGCGACAGCAAATAAAGCAGCTACAGCAGAAGAAAGCACGGTTGTTCCACCATCGGTCCTGGTTCGAGACGATGAAGCGGCCCTCAAAGTCGGCGACCTGATAGGCTTCGTTCTCACGGTTCGAGAAGTCGTTCCAGCGGTCATCAAGCGGCTGTTGAACGACGGTCGGGTTGATCTCGAAGCGACGGTCATTCAAGATGAGCGCCGCAGGAACCCCGATCGAGAGAGCATGAACATGTTTGTCAACATGAAGGTCAAGCAGTTCAGGCTCTACCAGCGGTCGAGGCCGCAAGATCCTCCGGTTGTCAGTAAAGAGGGCCAGATCGTTGACCAGTTCACGACCAGCAGTGCGGCTGAACCAGGAGGTGCGCTGGTGCCGGGAACCTGGTTTGATCTACGGCCTTGGCGGGTAACGCTGACAGGCACAACCTACGAGCAGAAAGACAACCACAACGTTGTCATCGTGCCTTTCGAGCAGAGGCAGCTTGGGGTGTTTGATGGAGCGCAGTATAAGGACTGCTTCGGGCTGCTCCAAGAGGAGCTAAAGAACTGGGATCGCGTCGATGCGATGTGGCAGTTGAAGGAGAACCTATGAAACCGAGAACAGTTGTTATCACAATGGAGGTTCAGACCGATGCTCCGCTGGGTTTCCTGAAAGACAAGGCCAAGCTCAATGCTGCCCTGCGAAACCAGTTTGATCTGGGCTCTTTTCAGATTGATGTAAGGCAAGCCACGGCTCATGTAACACAGGCTCCCAAGGAGGAAGAAGGATGAAGAAGCTATTGTTGGTTACTTGGTTTGCTCTCTTATTTCCGTCGGTTCTTGCTGACAGGCAACAGCCCATTCCTACCTACTCAATTTACGTCATGGGTGAGCCGGGAGCTGTGGTTCAGATATCTGGCTCTGATGAGCAGCCGGACGGCACGGTGACTGCGATTGAGTGGAGACAGCGGGCTCTACCTGTACGGTTCTTTGTGAATGCGGATCATCATATAAAGCTGAAAATTGAGACGGAGACGCCGGTTGAGGCGCAGCTATTCTACGAATATCGCGATGTGAAGGAATGGCTGAGAACCGCGAAGGGCATCAAGGACGTGCCTATTACTTTCGACATTCCAGCACGATAAACCAGATGAAACCCTTCTCTCTACTCAACCGAATAGCCGATGCCCTAGAGCGGCTCACATCGCTGTTCGAGAGCTACATGCAGCAGCAATCTCTCAGGCTACCACCGAGGAAGCCCAGCGACGAGCCACCCGAACCGGGAGCCGTCAGCTTCTACGATCCACAGCGGCAGGCCCGGCTAGAGGAGAGAGCAACAGAACTGTTGCTGGAAGGCCGCTACTTCAACTTTGACGATGCCTATAACCACGCAATCCAGGAAGAAAAGGAAGCCGAGACTGTCCATCCATGAAAGCCTATTACTATCCAAGAGTGAGCTTACTATGCGGTTCTTGTAGATGGTCCTTGAAGCCAGATGAGGCATTCAATTCATCAACTAGGACTACCTCTGCATCAGTAATACGTACCACCAGTAACCCCATATATTTTCACTGCTCTAATCCATCTTGTCCTAATGACATAGTGGTGGAACTTCTTCCTTTTGAAACAGAATCAGAAACACTATTTGAGGTTACAGCTATTGCCCCAGAAGCAAGTCAAACGAAAATCGCGGGCTAAGCCCAAGCCAGCCCCGGTCAGCGATCCCTTGAAGCTGACCACGCCGGCCGGTATCAGGGAAGTCCTTGAGATGTCGCTCGGCGCCGGGGTCGATCACGCCTTCATCATGCTCGGCTACCTGCCTAGGGCCAAGCGGGATGAGAGGCTGGATAGGCTCTGTGATGCCTATAGAATGATGACGGTCGAGCAGAGAGCCGATCTGGACCTAGAACGGTTCTGTGACGAGCATCAAGTCGAGCGGTGGGAGTTCCTGATGTGGGTTGTTGGCTCGGTTACATCGCTTGGGGGCAACGCAACTGGGCTCATAATCAACGCCGCGAAGTTCCCGATCATCAAGGCCAGCCTTGAAAGAGCGTTGGCTGATCCCGAGGAAGCAAGGCAGTGGTTACAAACCTGGGGCCACGCTCCGCTTCCGTCGAAAGGAACCATCGTCAATGTTCATGCTCAGGCAAACGCCCAGAGCGCAGCAGCAGCCAGTGCTATAGAAAGAGGCTTGCCTTCGTTCGTTGAGACGATGGAGGAAACGGATGAAGCGTTCCGGCAGCTACCGGCGACGACGGCTGAGCCTATTGATGTTCCGTTCAAGATAACCGAGAAGGAGTCAGCGAATGTCAGTTCCAATCCTAACGCCTGAGAACAGCTTCTCATATACTTGTCCTGATAGCACCTGTAGGCAGGCATTTCAAGCCCTGATGCCAACAGCCGAGATAGTCAACACTCCTATCTCAGCGGTGGTCATCTATCACATGGAAACCTTCACCTGCCCTCGATGTGGTGCTGCGTTCAGGTGCTATGTTACTCAGGTTCAATCCAGCTACGGGGTTCATCCGGTTGTGGATAACTCTATCGTCCAAGCCGGAGCGATGCCGCTGAAGTCTCTGACTCTGAGAAGCACCTAGAAAGGGCATGAAGGCTGGGTTTCCACATGAGTAAATCTCATCGAGACAACCATGCCGCCCGTCTGAAACGGGGGGACTCAGCCTTTGCTAAGAAGCAGGCTCGCCGCTCTCCTAATCCCAAATATAGAAAGTGCAATCTATGTGGTGGTAAGGTTAGGCTATTCTTGATGGTCGGAGGTCTTTGCCCTTCATGTATAGCCCCCTCATAACTCAACAGACCCTCGACCGTCTCCAATCCAAGCTGGACTTCCCTCTAGTCCGTCGCTCCGTTGCTGAGTCCGAGTTCTACGTCAACTATTTCGATTCTTTCCTCGACCGGGACACAGGAGAACTCCCGGCTGACTTCCATTTCGGCCAACCCGAGAAGAACTACATCCGCAGTGAGCGGGTTCTCTGCAAGTATGACTTTCGTTACTGGCTGGAACGCTACGTCAAGATCAAGTCTACTTTGCTTAGCAATACTGAGTTCATCGTTCGCCCACGGATGACGGTTGCCTGGAAAATGGTTCTCGATGTCTGGGCCGAACTTGAAGCCCGAGGCTCTGCAATAATGATGCAGCAACTCAAGGCTCGACAGCTCGGGGTTTCTACTTTGACCGAGCTTGCCATCGCTCATCGAGTACAATTCTATAGCAACATCAACGCTCTCATCTGTTCATCGACGCCACAGAAAACCGAGAAGATGAGCGGCTGGATTACGCTCTGCTATGAGCTTGAACCTTACTGGCTGATGCCGGTTATGAAAGGGCCTTATGAATCCGGGGAAGTGCTGTTAGAGTTTCCTGAACTGAACAGTGCAATCACGATGCAACACGGTGCAAAGATGACGGGTATAGCTCGTGGAGAGACGCCTGATATTTGTCATCTCAGCGAGATTCCTGAGTGGGTAGGTGATCCTAAAGAACTCATCGACGCTTCTCTAATGCCATCAATCCACCCCAACCCAAGAACCTTCGTTATCCTCGAATCAACCGCCGCTGGAATGCATGACTGGTGGCACCAGACTTGGGATATTTCGAGCGAGGGCTACGACAACGGAACCTCAACGTTCAGGCCGATCTTCTTGCCTTGGTTCATCGGCACTGATGTCTGGCCCACGCAGACATGGAAGAGCGATCACCCGATTCCTGCTGACTGGACGCCAACGGCTAAGGGCTCTCAGCACGCAGAGCGGGCTAAGAAGTATGTAGCTACTAATACACTCGTACGGAAGTTCCTTGGTGATGATTGGGAGATGCCGCTGGATCAAACATGGTTCTGGGAATGTTACCGCTCTGAGATGGTTCGCAAGAAAGCGTTGAACCTGTTTCTACAGGAGATGCCTGCTGATCCGCTCGAAGCCTTCCAGACGACTAACCTAACTGTGTTCGACGTTGAAACTATAGAGATGTTGAACGACCAGCGATCAGCTCCGTGGGGCTGCTTCGGGATAGAGTCAAACCTGTTGCCTAGAAGACTGTGGCCAGAGCGCCGTGATTGGGACTTGAGCCGAAAGCCAATCGAGCTAACCTGGTTCACTGGAGAAGCCACGCTTCATTTCACCTTACGCCCGCTGACCTATGACGGCTATCCAAGCTGCCCTTGGGAGAACCGGGTGTTCATCTGGGAGCCCCCCATAAAGGGGGCGAAGTACGGCGTTGGCGTCGATACCAGCTATGGACTCGGCCAAGACCGCTCTACCATAGAGGTGGTAAAGGAGGGCTCTATTATCAACCCTGCTGTTCAAGTCGCTGAGTTCGCCAATGCCTACGTCAACTCCATCGACCTAACCCCCATTTGCATGTGCATCAGTGCTTTCTACTCGTCCTGCTACACCGATCAGATGGAACAGCCGCTCGTTGTGATCGAGTGCGCCGGCAACGGCGAGACAACCCAACTCGAAATGCGAAAGCAGGGCTGGTCGAACTTTCATCGTTGGGAACGCTACGACAACATGAAGCGAACGAGGGTTCATAAGCTGGGTTGGTTCACTAATAGCTGGTCCCGGCCGATGCTGATGGACAGGACAAATCAAGCTATCAGGGATTGCAACTTCAAGATCAACTCTCCTTGGTTGATTCAGGAGCTTAGAACCTTGTCGAAGGATGAGTTCCAGCAATCCATAAGGGCCGACACCGGGGGCCACGATGATCGCTACATGGGCGCGGGCATCGCCTTCTTCTGCCTCCATGTTTGGAAGTCCGTCGTTCAGGGCGATGAGGATGTCTTCTCGTCGCAGGCCAGAGAGCAGGCCAAGAAGCAGCTTGAAGACTGGGAATCAAGGTGGAAAGGCGGGGAGCATATGTTTGACTTCAGCCTGCCCACGTTGCAGCCGATGGTGGAACAGCAGCCGGATGATGAGGCTTATAGCGGGTTAGTGAAGACCCTCGATGATGATCCGCTGTGGGGGATGAGCCATCAAGATTAGCTTATGAGGTCAGCGGCCATAAAACTTAAGATAGCCAAGAGAAAGCGGGAGAACTCCCCAATTCGTCGGAAGGCCAATCGCAGGGCTGCATGGGAAAAGCGGTATAGAGACTTGTGCAGGGAAAGGGGTTAATACATGCCTACTTTGTGGCAGGAATACTACATGGCCAACTGGCATTTAGACAAGGTTGAGGAAGTGCTAAACCGAATGGGGGTGGATGCGCCTCATGCACTTAATGGTAGAATGCTTGCTCCGTATGAACGCCTAGAGCAACTAATCAAGAATTTGCAGCATTCTTCAGGTGTATCAGATGTTGGTAGTAGACATTCAACAACATCGGTGCGAGAATAGCCAGCGATGCAATTCAGAGAGAGAACCTTTATCTGCAAGAAAGGCCATGTCAGCAAGCACTGGGCTTGGGACAATGAATTGAAGCTACGATGCAGGACCAGAGGTTGTCGATTACAGTCCTATAGAGCCTTGACAGGTCGAGGCCACAACGCCCAAAACAGCCAGCCCTTCGTCTACTACGAGCGGCCCTCGGACGGTGAAATCTTTGTAGCCGCTACCGCCGAAGACACTCGGCACCCTCGGGGCTTCGTTCGCAAAGAGATCAGGACGATGAACGAGTACAGCCAGTTCCGTAGGCAATACTCTGATCGAATGAAAGCCGATGCCGAGATCAACCGGGAGCAGGAGAAAGCCTTTAGGTCAGTGGAGAACAAAGCCGGTCGAGAAAGGCTAGAATCAATGCTCTCCAGCCTGTCGCCCGAAGCTCGGGCTTTCGCCGAAGCTGCTATAGAGAGCAGCTACAATGTTGATATTCCGGCTGCTAATCCAGAGTGCATGATTCAGGGCTTCGAGCTGGACCGAAGCGAGAGGCAGCCCTATCAGGATGAGCATCACAACTACAGGAGAATGGACTGATGCCAAGCCCTCTGCTCAAGCACGCAGGTAAACACGTTCAAGACACCGATGGTAAGGTCTATCAGGTCACAGGCACTGGCTCCCTCAAGCGGTTGTCGCCGAAGCTCAAGGGCAAGGAGCGCAGATTGGCGAGACAGATGGCAAGGATGATAGAGGTTACAAAATGAGCAGTGTTACTCCGGGTTATTGTGGATTCCATGTTCAAGATAGCTTGGTGTTTGAGAAGATGGCCAATGGAGGTGTTCGGGTAGTTCTGAATGGATCAGAGATAGTACCTACCTTGGATGCAAGTGCTTGGGCTTCTGTAATAGCCAATATGAGCTATTATGGTGAAGAAGACTACGGCTTCTACAGAGCACTTAATTTTCACATAGGGGCTTCTATTCCTGAGTCCTGCCCCTTGGTAGAAAAACCTCCTATGGGGATGATGGATGTCAAGTAACCCAGACCGAGAACCCCAGCATTCCAGCTACGTCTGCCCCCCGGACGATACCTCGGAAGCCTACCGCTTGGGCTGGGTAGCTGAAGCTACTTCTGAGGGTCTTGCCTATCTCAACACCCAACCCGGCTTCAGCCAGCTCGACCGAGCTATCGACATCATCTCAGGCCAGCTCAACGAGCAGCTACCGGGTAACAGCGCTGCTGGTGGCGCTATGTCCAAGATTAGGGCTAACATCGTTAAGCGTGCTCTCAATGAGCAGATCAGCGTTCTCACCGATCTCCGGGACTTCTGGATGTTTGAAACCAGCGACAAGACCCGCTGGGAGCATCAGACTACTATTCTCAACAACCTTACTAATGACTGGTATCACAATACGTTTGTTGATCTCAGCATCAAGGAAGCCTTGCAATATGCAGCCGCTCTTGGCAAGGGATACCTCTCTCCCTTTTGGAAGTCGAACGCTCGCCGCCGTGGGGTGGGTGATATCGCTCTACAATCGTATGGTGCGAGGGACGTACTTCCCATTCAGCTTCCGTCAAATCACAATCTCCAGGAAGCCTACGCCGTTATCATCAAAGACGAGTTGCCAATAACCGTAGCCTGGCGCCAGTGGCCCCATCTACAGCATCGCATCACCGCCGATCGAGACTTGCCGACAACCGCCACTGATCGGGGCCAGTCCATCTGGGCCAAGACAGGCCGGACTCTAATGGATTTCATAGGCTTGCCTAAGAACCGGGAAGATGAAGAAACCCCGTTTCCAACCGTTGATGTCAACTACATCTACATCGATGACTTCTCGATAAACACATCTGGCTTTACGAAACCGATGGGCCAGCCTGGTACTTCCTTCTACTACGAAGTGCCTTCGCTCGGCAGTGATGTTCCAGCCGGCCGAACGACCACAGGCCAGACTACCTACCGCAAAGCAGAACGATCTGATTGTCAGCTTTACCCAAACCGCAGGCTGATAATCTGTACCAAGACCTGCATTATCTACGATGGTCCGAGCTACTGGTGGCATGGCCAAGTCCCTCTCATCAGCTTCTCTATGGACGAGTGGGTCTGGAACTTTCTCGGCTTTTCTCTAGTCCTCGAAGTCGCCTCGATCAGCGACAGCTTCAACGAGCATCTCAGGAACATAGATGACAGTGCCTCCGTTCGGCTTGATCCGCCGATGCTCTGGGACAAGAACGCTATCTCGGCTACCGATGCCCAGCGATTCAGCACCCGTCGCCGGGGCATGAAAATGCGCTACGATAACTTCAAGAACGAGAACCCTATTAAGTTTCCGGTGCCTCCTCAGATGTATGATGTACCGCCTTGGATCATCTCTGAATACGTTCCATTCCTGAAGAACCTCATTGGTGACATGCTGGGTGTTCCTGATCTCAAATCCTTGGCTAAAGCCAAGCAAGTCCCCGGTGGCGATGCAATCGAGAAGCTGATGGAAATGGCTGGCCCAATCGTTCGTGGAATGAGCCGCTCAATGGAACGTTCGCTACGTGGCCTCGGCCAACAGGTCGGCCCGATGTTCTTCCAGTTCTACGACACCCAGCGGAGAATCTGGGTCATGGGCCAAGACGGGATAACCGAGCAGGACTTCGACTTCGATCCCGGTTCAATCATCCCGGCCAACGAGCAGGGTTTCGTTCAAACCCGGATGGAACGGGCTAGAACGCATATGCACAACTTTAACTTCAGGATAACCCCTGGTTCATTGCATCAGCTTAATCAGACTTCGAGAAAGTTGCTCTATCTACAGCTTATGAGGAGCGGCTATCCTATCGATCCTGAGACAGTTTCAACCGCTCTCGACATCCCGAACTGGGGCCACCTGCAAGGGAATACAGTTCTCGAAAAGTGGGGCCAGTGGAAAGACCTTGAAGCTACTATTGCAGATCAGATGGCCCAAGCCGCGCAAGGTGCCGGTCAGGGCAAAGGCGGGGGTCGTAAACCTAGTGGCCAGAATCTACCACAGGTCAAGAGCAAAGACGGTGGTTCGAGAACCACGGTTAGTGAGAGCCGCTAATGCAATGGCGGGTAGTAGATTTGAGGGAGACGCAGGAAGAAGTTCATGTTATTCCTACAGATCATGCTCATGAAGAAACTGTGGAATGTTGGTGTGATCCAGAACTAGAATCGTATGCTCCCGACCACGATAAGGTCAACGTAGTAGTTACCCACAAGAGCCTACAATGAGCCAGCCAACCCCTCGTCTCCGAAAGCAACCCTGCATCGAGCGCACCCGAGCGTTCGAGCAAACCAGCTACTCTGGTGATCCCCACGAGATCATCGACTACCTTCTGAACCTCCGCGAAAACGGCACCATCCACATCCATGTCAACCAAGGGGTAGCGGTCATAACCGAGTGGGACCACAACCACCAGCGCAACAAACCTGTTGACACTAATCCTGTTTAGCTGTACCGTCAGCTTGTAGTTGCATAAGTAGCTTCTCGGTCCGACGTTAGAAAACGAGGCCACTGACCATCCGGTTGGTGGCCTCTTGCCGTATGCCGTGGTCATCTACAGATGCCAAACGTCACACTCGCAAAGCCAAGTCATCCAAGAAACGCCGTCAATGGGCACAAGTTGCTAACAGTGTGCTCAGGCGTACTGGTGACGAAGGCCGGGCCGTCGCTACTGCAAACTCAGTCTTAAAGAAAGGAGGCAAACCCATGGATCGTCGGAACCGGCGCAAAAAGGGTCGAAAGGGCAAACGCCGCTAGACCCGTCTTTCCTGTTCCGCTTAAAGATCGCTCTTACATCAAGGGCTGATCCCCGGCGACAGCAGGGTGGCGTTAAACAGGAGGGACCGTCGTGGTTCCTCCACTTTACAAAGTTGGAGGCTCCATCATGGATGAGCCAGAAGACGAGGAGAACATCATGTTAGTGAACGATCAACGAGAGAAGCGGAAGAAAAAGAGGGGCAAGAAGGCCCGAATTGCCCGTCCTTCAAACTAGCTCGTCGCCGCTACGCAAAACGGGGGTTCTAGGGGGAGAGGCTGGGCATTTCACTTGCCTCTCCCGCTAGCTCAAATGAGAAAGCAACGAATGAAAAAGAAGCGAACGATAACAACCAAGTACGGGGAAACCGACGAAGGCAAGCCGGTCTATCGAACCGAAGAAGCAGTTCCCCGCCGCAAGATTCGAGGACTCCAGCGCCAGCTAAAGAGGCGCTAATTACATAAGGCTATCATGTCAGCAATGCCCCCAATTCCCGGTGC